GTTCTTGTCGGTTCCCTCGACATCACGCGCGTCGATGTTGCTTGTGCGCCAGAAGCTGCGCTTGCTGTTGAACGTCTCGTAGAAGTAGCCGGTGTTGCGTCGCGGGTTGGAGAACGCGACGTGAAAGCGGTGCGGCGTGTTCTCCGTGAAGAAGCCGTCGCTGACTGACCAGATGCTGTCGGGAATACCGGACGCTTCGTCGAAGATCAGCATCACGCCGTCCCAGTTGTGAACCCCGGCGTAGGCGTCCGGGTTCTCCTCCGACCACAGCCGGCCCTCGACGGCCCAGTAGCGCGTGCCTTTCTTGAGGTCGCGCTCGACCAGTTCCGTGATCCACTTGGCCGGCATGATGCGTGTGGCGGCGATCTCGAACCAGTGGCTGTTCAGCGCCATCGCCAGCCACTTGGTAATCTCGGCCCAGGTTACCGACCGTAGCTGCGCCTCGGAGTTAGCCGACACGATGGTCGTGCTGCCGATGCGCGTAGACAGCATCCAATGCACCAGCCAACTGACCAGCGCCGACTTGCCGATACCGCGGCCTGACGCCACCGCTTTGCGGAAGGTGTCGTAGTCCACCTTGCCCTGGTTGTCCTTGATGTGGTCGCGCAGGGTGCCCAGCACGTCGCGCTGCCATTTGCGCGGCCCTTTGAAGTGTTCTAGCGGCGTACCCGGCTCACCCCACGGGTAGGTCAGCAGCACGAACGCCAGCGGGTCATCCTTGATCGTCGGCGACCACAGCCGACTCATCAATTCCATTTCCTCGGCCGCTGAGTAGATTGGCTGCTGCATAGTGGGTGTCGTCCTTTAACGGCGTCAGTTCGGTGTACAGGCCCTCGATGACGCGCGACTGCGCCCGCTCTAGTGCGCCGGTGATGCTGATCTGCTGGTCGATGTTCACGTCGATCTGCTGCTTGGCGACCCAGCCGTGCTGGTGCTTGAGGATGTCGAGCGCAGCCCTGGCGTCGCCGTTGGCGGCGGCGTTGTACATCGTCTTGGCGGCGGACAGTTCGCCATCAGCGCGGCCCTTCATCTCCGCGACCTCGACCAGCGGGTCAAACTCAGACAGGCGCCGGAACTGCTTTGGCGTTAGCCCGGCGGCCAACGCCAGGCTGTCACCTTTCAGGCCATAGCGCGCGGCTTCGTAGATTGCCTCCAAGCGCGCCTCGGTGGCTTCTGGGCGTTCGGGTGCGAACGGCAGGGAATAGAAGGTCATGGTGCCATAATAGATGACGCGGGGTGCGCGGGCAAGGCTGCACTAAACTGTGTTGCGAAAAAATAAAAAATAAAAAATTGTTTGCGGACGGTGCCCGTGACAGTCACGCGCCCGCCGGCCCCCACCCCCCCTCCAGCATTCCCAGCCACAGCCTGCGGCTACATGTCGCAGCGGATCGGCGCGGTCATTTCCCCGGCTGGGCGGTCTGGGCATGACAATTCCAATCGCCTGGCGCGCCAGCTTGCGCAGTCACATGTTGGCCTTGGCGGTTTAGGTTTTGTTTTTTGGTTGGCACATCACGGGCAAGCTTGCGTGACAATCTGACAATCAGGGTGCGAAAAGCGGAACAAGCGGGGAACGGTTAGGCGGATTGTCAAATTGTCATGGCAATTTCAGTTCAGGTCAGAACGGATGGGTGCGCAGCGCCACCATTCGCGCCAGCGTTACAGCGTATTAGCTATATAATACACTTATTTTTTTTTTTTTAAATTGATAACATCAACACTACCTAAACAGCCCAGAAGTCTCATATCCCCTTGGATTGCCGCGCAAAAAGCCTTGGCAGTTTTTTGGATTACACAGCCCAAAACGCCGCCTAACGTGACAATCCAGGCTAACATTACAAATGCGTAAGTATGCAAACAAATGTGTTGCAGGGTTAGCCGACGTTGATATGATGGGCGCATCAACACAGCAACGAAGGGAAACGCAAATGCTCGAAGCGCACTACACTACCGGCAAGCAGCCCACTCTGGCTTTCGCCGTCACCACCAACGGCCGCCGCGATTGGCTCGACACTGTCGCCGTCGCCGGCAAGCGCGAGGCGCGCAAGCTGGCGGTTGCCCGCGGCGCCACGCCTTGGAATTTCTAACCGCACCGGGGCCGGCGCAAGCCGGCCCACCACACACGAAACGAAAGGACACGACATGACACCGTTGCAATCAGACGCCCTTGCCATGCTGGCGCTGTTCATCTGCATCGCCATGCTGGCCATCATCTGACACCACACCACACCACACCACACAATCAACTAAACGAAAGGACACTATCATGACCACAGACACCATCGAAACGCTGTATCACGCTGCAATTCAGGCTGATAACGATTGGCAAGCTGCTTTGGATCGCGCCGGCGTTGATCGCTATTCCGCCGCCGCCTCACAAGGCTATTTCTCTGATCTGCACTCGGCCAAGATCGCCGCATACGATGCCTTCCGCATCGCCGCCTTCCCACACGCCAGCCGCTAAACGAAAGGAAACGACACTATGACAGACACAGCGCAACAAATAGCCGCCCAGGCCATCGCCACGCATGGCCCTGCCAACGCCGCGCGCATCTACCGCGAGGCGGAAGCAGCGCACTACAGCGAGGCGCAATGGTGCGACAGCGCCAGCGACGAACGCCGCAAGGAACAACTGGCCGAGGGCTATGGGCGCATTGCCGCCATCATTGAGCAACTGACAGGGGAGGTTTGAACCATGAAACTGAATGACCGTAGCTATTGGCGCACCATGCCCACAGCGGCGCTGTTGGATGCTGCCAAGTACTCCGATAACGAACTGGCTATTGTGCTGGCCGAACGGCTGGCAGACGCCCAGGCCGACATTGCCAAGCTGTGGCGGCAGTATGACGCCATGCAAGCCGCCCGCGATGACGCCTAAGCATGGCCGGGCTTTTGATCGCGCTGGCGCTGTTGGCGCTGGCCCTACTAATCGAGGATGACAAATGAACACCACCGCACCACCGCGCCTAGAGCGCGACATCTTGCAGGACGCCGCTGCGGCCATCGCAGAGCATGACAGGCTGCACATCGCCACCCGCGCCTTAGACGAGCGCATCACGGCTCTGTGCCGCGAGTATGGCGACTGCACCCGGCGCTGGGGCTATGCACCGCTCCACCTACGCCGCGCTGTAGAGGCGCGGGGGCTGCTGTCATGACCGCCCGCCGTGCTATCATCCATAACCGCGTGTTCTGGTGGCTGTACGATGACGGGCGCAAGGAACGCATATACGCGAACGAACGCATACGCGCCCACCTGTCGCAAGTGGCGTCTGTTGACGCGCGCATGGCCAAGGAGACGGCGCCCAAGGGCCGCACGAACCATCCGCCACGCCCGCCAGGCACCGCGCCCACGCTGCCAGCCGCTGATCGTGACATCAGCAACCGGACGTTGACCGAACTGGCGCACGACTATGGTTGGGGGAGCGTGTACCGGTTCAGTGAGGCGTTACGGAAACACCGTCGGCCCGTGTACGAGCAGGCGCGCGCCAACGGTAACGCCAAGTCAGCCGCCAACCTGACACCGCCGGTTGCACCCAAAAGTTTGACGTGCCATACAACCCACCCAAACAAAGGAAACGATAATGCAGCATAGTAGGATCGTCGGCGGATCAACCGCCAAACGCGTGATCGCCTGCCCAGGCAGCGTGGCGCTGGTGGACAAGATGCCACCGCAGCCAAGCAGCAGCTACGCCAACGAAGGCACCTTGCTGCATGACACCATCGCGGACGTGCTGGACAAGAACAAGCCGCCGGAAGCCTTTCTGGGGCGCACCTATGAGGGCATCACGCTGGATGAAGACCTGATCGAGCGCAAGTTGCGCCCGGCGCTGGCCGCGCTGGATGAGATCGATCCAGAGGGAAGGATGGAATATGCTGTCGAAAGCCGGGTGGGTTTTGGGGATTATCTGCCTGACGTTTTTGGTAGTACTGATTTTCTGGGCCGCATTGGCTGGCGCGCTGTTGTGCTGGATTGGAAGTTTGGTGACGGCATTCCTGTGGCGGCAGAAGAAAACGCGCAACTGATGTTCTACGCCGCCGCCGCGATGCGGACGGACGCCACCAAGTGGGTGTTCGAGGGCGTGGAGGAGGTCGAACTGATCATCGTGCAGCCGCCCAGCGTCAAGCGGTGGGTGACGACGGTAGAGCGCATCAAATCCTTCGAGGCTGACCTGAAGGCGGCTGTGACGCGCGCGTTGAAGCCTGACGCCCCGCTGGCTGCCGGCGACCACTGCAAGTGGTGCGCTGCCAAGCCTGTCTGCCCGGTGATGACCGGCGCTGTGGATCGCCTGCTGGCGACTAAGCTGGACGCCGTCCCGGTGGATCAGATCGCGCACTATCTGGACCAGGTGCCGCTGGTGGAAGACTTCATCTCTAGCTTGCGCGCGCTGGCGGAACAGATGCTGACCGAAGGCAAGCCGGTGGGCGATTGGAAGCTGGTGCCGAAGCGGGCAACCCGCCAGTGGGCTGATGAGGACAAGGCTGTGGCGTTCCTGTCGAGCGCGGGCGTCGAAGCCTGGGGCGAACCGAAGGCGATCACGCCAGCGGTGGCCGACAAGGCACTGAAGAAGATGAAGATCGAATTGCCGGCTGACCTGGTGGTCGCCGTCTCCAGTGGTAACACTTTGGCGCCGGGGAATGACCCCCGGCCCGCGGTGTTGCAAATCGGCCATACGCTCAAGAAGGCTATGGCTAAAATCCAGTAAGGAAAGGTAGGACAATGGAATTTAATCCAGACCCAGACGACGAAACTTATTACCGATTAAATAAATTGGTGGATGAGTTAGACACTATCATCTGTCAGCACATCATAGAACATGACGAGAAAACAGGTTTAAGCGATGCCTTCAACGCTGTGTGCGCCGTGCTTTCCGGGGTTGTACAGAGTGTGTCCGACATCGACCGCGACGTGTTTCAAAAGCTGTCGGGTGCCATAGCGTATCACATCTACTGCCAAGCAAGCGGTATTAGTGAACGCGGCGTATATAAAATCCAGTAAGGGAACACAATCATGTCGAATGAACTCTCTAAGTTTGGCGGCTCCAATCTGCCGTCTGTTAAGTCGCTGGCGTCCGCGCTGCGCTCCATCGAATCGTCGGCTGGTGCTGGCGGCATGGCCATCTTGAAGATGGACAAGACCGGCCACTGGGTGTTCGGCGCCGATCAGACCGAGGTTGAGGATGACAGCCTGTGGGCCGTCAACCCTTTTAGCTTCGTCCATGGCTACATCGCCTGGGGCGATGGCGAAGTGCTGGCCGAGAAGATGGTCAGCGTTTCTGAGCCGCTGCCGGAACTTGACCCCGCGCCCCCGTCCGCCAAGCGCGGCTGGGAAATGCAGATCGGCATGACGCTGGCCTGCACGAACGGCGAGGACGAGGGGCTGCACGTTCGCTACAGCGTGACCAGCGTCGGCGGTAAGCGCGCCGTGCAGGGTCTGGCTGTGGCCATCGCTGAACAGGTGGACAAGGATCAGGATAAGCCCGTGCCGGTGGTGCGCCTCAAGAAGGAACACTACCAGCACAAGAGCTATGGCCGCATCTTCACGCCGGTGTTCGACATCGTGAAGTGGTCGGGCATGGACGCAGCCCCGGCGGAGGAAGACGCCGAGGAAGCGGAAGCCCCGGCTGAAGACGCACCGCGCCGCCGGCGCCGCGTGTAAACTGGGCAGCGAACGCCGGGGCGGGTTGGGCCGTCCCGGCTAGTAGCGGATGAAGTGAGGCATCCATGAGCATTTGCATAACCTGTAGCGCGGAATTTACGCCTGCGCGGCCTTGGCAGAAATACTGCGCGCTTCGCTGCCAGCGGAACTCACCTAACAAAATTGGCAGAACACGCCGGTTTCAGGCTGAACGCCGCGAAATCATAAACGCAGTAAAGATGGAGCGCGGCTGCGCTGTATGCGGATATAACGCGCACGCAGCGGCGTTAGACTTTAACCACGTCCGCGGCGAAAAACTTTTTAACATCAGCCAAGACCCAAAGGTCGCTTTGCATCGCCTTAGGGCTGAAATGGCAAAGTGTGATGTGCTGTGTGCTAATTGCCATCGTGTCCACACGTATGAACACCGTCACTGGCATACGAAGCGCAAAGGTGCAGAATGAGCATTTTGTGGGGCGACACGGAAACGCGCAGTGAGTGCAATCTGCCGGTGGCTGGCGCGTATAACTACGCCCAGCACCCTTCCACGCAGCTATTGCTGTTCAACTGGGCGTTTGACGATGAGGAAGTTGAAGAATGGTGGCCGTCCTGCGGGCGTCCTTTTCCAGAACGTGTCAAAGAACACATTCGCGCCGGCGGCCAGATGCGCTTTCATAACGCCGGGTTTGATAGGCTCATATTTGAGTTTGTCGTTTGCCCTGATTTTGGTGTGCCAACGCCAGCGCTAGAACAATGGTACTGCACCGCCGCTCAGGCCCGCGCCAACTGCGCGCCGGGTAGTCTGGAAGATGTGGGCCGGTTTGTAGGCGCCAGTATGAAGAAGGATCATAGGGGCAAGCAGTTGATACGGCAGATTTGCATCCCGCCGTTTAACAACGACCCCGCGCTGTTTGGTGAGTTTAGGGTGTACGGCGCGCAGGACGTGCGCGCCATGCGGGCCATCGCCCAGGCGCAGCGCGCGTTGTCTGCTGATGAGTTGCGCGACTACCACGTCAACGAGCGCATCAACGACCGCGGCGTGCTGCTGGATCGCCCGCTGGCGCTGGCTGCCGTGCAGTACGCCGACGCCGAGTCCACCGACATCCAGCAGACGGTCGAGGAGGCCACCGGCGGCGAGATCACGTCCGTCCGCAGCCCCAAGATGCGGGCGTGGGTGCTGGATCGCGTCGGGCCGCAGGCGCTCAAGCTGGCGACGGTTTACAAGGACGGCGAACCCAAGCTATCAATCGACAAGAACGTCCGCTTCAATCTGTTGGCTCTGGCAGAGGAAAACCCCGATGAAGTACCGGCCATCGTCGCTGAAGTTATCCAATGTGCAGACGACCTATGGGCGTCGTCAGTTGCAAAGTTTGCGCGCGCGGCTGCGCTCTCAGACGATGAGGATCAACGAGTTAGAGGAGCGTTCGTATTCGCTGGAGGTAGTGCTACAGGCCGCGCTTCATCATTTGGACTGCAAGTTCATAATTTCCCACGACGATGC